GTATCAATACGACGGTCCTGTTATGCGATTCGATGATTGCGTACAACATCGCTGGAAAGCAACTACTGTTGCTCCGACGGAAGCGAAAGCGAAGAGCAATCTCGCCTATCGATATAAAAAAGAAAACGGCTTGATGCCGAACACAAAAATTACTCTGCCCGGTAAGCTGATTCCGGCATAAGAAAGGAAATCACCCAGTGGAAGATTACAAGTCTAATTCTGATAAAGCTCGTCAGGAGCAGCAGTCAGAAAAGAAAGTTGAGGCGGTTATTACCGGGGCTGCAAAAACTCGAAAAAAAGGCGAGATGCAAAAATTCGCAGATGTCTTTATTGCAGAAGATGCAAACAATGTCAAATCTTATATTTTGATGGAGGTCATTGTGCCTGCTGTCAAGAAAGCGATTTCTGACATTGTCACTACCGGTATCGACATGATTCTGTACGGCGAGGCAGGTCGCAGCAAGAAAAACGGAACGGCATCTAAGGTGTCTTATCGGAACTACTACGATCAAGGCACAGACAGAGTGCGTGCAGGTTCCGTTGGCAACAGACGCAATACACCTGATTATGATGATATTCTCTTCGATACCCGTGGAGATGCGGAAGCGGTTCTCGATGCAATGAACGATATCATCAGTCAGTATGGAACGGTGAGTGTATCCGATTTCTATGATCTCGCTCGTGTTCCCAATGATAACTTTACTATGAACCGCTATGGTTGGACAAATATTGGCGGTGCAACTGCGGTACGGGTTCGAGACGGTTATATTCTGAAACTGCCTCGTGCAATCCCACTGAATTGAAAGGAGAAAAAATAATGCTTGAATGTAAAATTTGTGGCACTAAATTCAATGCCGTTATCGAGAGACATTATCTTGCTCGTGATAACGGAAAAACTGGGCTGGCAGTTGCCTTTGGCTCTACTGCTGAAGAATGCCTGTATGATGCATTTGACTGCCCGATGTGTGGTTGTCAGGTAATCGCAAAAGAGCGTAAGCGTGATTATATTTCGTTTGTCAAGGAGGATGAAGATGATGAACAGATCTGAGACTCTTGATAAAGCAAAGGCTTGTGTATGCGGGCAGAGAGAGAATGAATACGGCTCTCCGGAAGATAATTTCGCCGCTATTGCTGGCTTTTGGAGCGTCTATAAAGGCATTGAATTCACTGCAAATGATGTTGCCATGATGATGGCACTTCTTAAGATTGCACGAATCCGGACAGGCACGGCTACGGACGACAGCTATGTCGATTTAGCGGGTTATGCTGCCTGTGGTGCAGAAATCAATTCCAACAAATAACGAAAAGGAGATTTTATAAACATGAAAAATAAGACTGAAATCATGAAGAGCGTGAACGGCGTGGCTTCCAAGACCGTTATGAAGCTCAAGAAACACAGCCCTGAGATTCTCGTTGTGGCTGGTATTGTCGGTACGGTCGTAAGTGCCGTCCTCGCCTGCAAGGCTACCACTAAGGTGGCAGAGATTCTCGATGAAACTAAGGATACTCTTGATACTATCCATGATGGAATGGAAACTGGTGCAATCAACGGTCAGGAGTATACGACTGAGGACGGCAAGAAGGACACGGTTGTGGTCTATGCTCAGACAGGAATGAAGCTTGCAAAGCTTTATGGCCCCGCCATCATTCTTGGCACGCTGTCCATCACCAGCATTCTGGCATCCAACAATATTCTTCGCAAGCGCAATGTTGCTCTCGGGGCGGCTTATGCTGCAATCGATAAGAGCTTCAAGGAGTATCGTGGTCGGGTCATCGAGCGTTTCGGTGAGCAGGTCGACACTGAACTGAAATATGGCATCAAAGCGAAGAAGTTCGAGGAGATCGAAGTTGATCCCGAGACCGGTAAGGAGAAGAAGGTCAAGAAGACTGTGATGGTCGCTGACCCTAATCTCCAGAGCGATTATGCTGTATATTTCGACAGCAAGAGCCGCAACTACGAAACCAATCCCGATTACAACCGCATGTTCCTCAAGGCACAGCAGGCATTTACAAACGACAAGCTTCAGACCCGTGGTCACCTCTTCCTGAATGAGGTTCTGGACGATCTGGATCTTCCTCGTACCCCTGCTGGTCAGATTGTCGGTTGGACAAAGGATGGTCCGGACGGCTATGTTAATTTCCGCATCGTTGAGGTAGAGCGTGAGACCGAGGATGGTCGTCATGAGCCGGCGCTTCTGCTCGACTTCAATGTTGAGGGTAACATCTGGGAAAAGATGTAATCAACCACCTTCAGACTTGGACTGGGGGTGATATTTTTAATGTAAAGGAGTTTTAATAATGCGCATCAAACCACGAGCGATAGCCGCCGTTCTCTGCATGATATTCTTTGTTGGTTTTGCAGTATGCGGTGTGGTTCGCTCTACAGATAAAGAAACATCGGAGATCAAGCAATCTTATCCGGTTCTTGCGGAGGCAGAGCCAGTGATTATAGCGGATCTTCTGATGGAATCTCCTAACTTAACACCTGAAGTGAAGAATGAGCCGGACTATCCTCTTACACAAGAAGAAATCGACCTCATAGCACTCGTAACCATGGGTGAAGCTGAAGGAGAAACAGAACTGGTAAAACGCTTGGTCATTGATACAATTCTTAACCGTATTGACCATCCATCTTTCCCGGATACTGTGTACGATGTTATTTATCAACCCAATCAGTTCAGTGTGATGTGGAACAGCAGGATTGATCGTTGTTATGTCATGCCTGAGATTGTTGAGTTGGTAAAAGAAGAACTTTTGGAACGGACAAATTACGATTGTGTGTTCTTCATGGCCGGAGGATACAGCAAGTATGGTGAGCCTTTGTTTCAGGAGTGTTGTCACTACTTTTCGAGTTATGACTGAAAGGAGAACATAAAATGAAAGCTTTGTTTTCGTACATTCTTTCCACTATGGCAGGGCTTTGCCTCGTAGGAGGCATTGCTGTTCTCTCCGGTGGAAAGGAGTAAATAATGGATATTCTGGATGACTTCATCTCAACCGTCGATGCCATGTTGGACAGTCGGCGGAAAAGACACATTACTGGCGGGATTCTTCTGAGTGCAGCATTGCTGTTCGGAGGTCTCGCCATTACTGTTGTTACAATTCAAACTGACGAGGAGGAATACGAAGATGAGTAAAACCGGTTTCGCTATGTTTCTGGCTGGAGCCACGGTAGGCGCCGCAGCAACATGGCTTTGTCTTAGACGGTATTACGAGCAGATTGCACAGGAAGAGATCGATTCTGTGAAAGCGGCATTTGCCGAAAAAAAGCCCGTAAACACTAATATCGCCAAGAATGAAAAGAGCAATGAAAAGCAGGAGGAAAATCAGCATAAGGCAGATATTGCCAAGCTGAAACCCGACCTGGTGAATTATGCCGCTAAGCTTCAGGAAGAGGGCTATACCAATTACACGGAGCACAGCAAGAAAAATACTGAAGAAAAAAAGGATGATCCTATGCCCAATGAACCTTATGTCATCTCTCCGGACAATTATGGTGAGAATGACAATTACACGCAGATCAGTCTGGTCTATTATGCAGGTGACGAAGTCCTTGCCGACGATGAAGATGAAGTCGTCGAGGATATTGAGGACACTGTTGGCGAGGACTTTGCTGAACATTTCGGAGAGTATGAGGACGATTCGGTCTTTATTCGTAACGACCGTCTGAGATGCGATTATGAAATTCTCAGAGACAATCGCTCTTTCTCCGATGTGGCTGAAGGCTCCAACTACTAATAGGAGGATTGAATGACTGAAATTGAGCTGAACAATGAATATTTTGAGTGGATGTGTCAGCTCGTATGTAACGAACGATATAGCCGGAGGCTGTCTTATCAGAAGCTTCTTCGTCATCTGCATAATATTGATTTTCAATATATGCTGCCGATGGACGGAAATCGAGCAGAAGATGGGATAGACCTCCGGTATCGTTTTGGTTATGAAAAAGAATACGAGGGTCTTATGATTGCCAGTTATCTGGATAACCGCCCTTGCAGTGTATTGGAGATGCTTATTGCCTTAGCGTTTCGTTGCGAAGAACATATTATGACCGACCCGGATATCGGTAACCGCATGGGACAGTGGTTCTGGAACATGATTGTTAGTCTGGGTTTAGGGTCGATGAGTGATTCTCGATTTGATGCGGCGTATACGGACGATGTAATATCTCGATTTATGAACCGCAAATATAAGCGAAATGGCGAAGGCGGTTTGTTTACCGTCGAACGCTGCAAGTATGACATGAGAACTGTTGAAATTTGGTGGCAGATGAATTGGTATTTGGACAGCATCCTATGAAGGAGAATTACCATGATTCATACGCAAGTGTACGGGTTTTTTCAGACATGCTTACCCGACCAGGCAAAGGAGGTAAAAGAATACTTCCCAAATGGTAAAAACAGCATTCGAATTCGCAAAACCAATGGACAGGAATTTATATTTTCGTTGAGAGAGCCGAAGGCTTGGAAGTTTGAAACGATCGATCAATTTCTTGCCGACATGAAAGGAGAAAAGAAACATGGATGAAATGATTCGTTATATTTTCGGAAGTCTTCGCTGCTCCGAAACTGCGATGCGTGTGTTTGCTAAGACGCTCAGAAAACAGAGGTCTTTCAATTGCAGCACCGTCATGGTCGCCACGGTTATGACTGTGCACATGCTTATCCAGGACTTGGAGATTCGCAGTATGCGTGACGAGATCGGGAACCTTAAAAACGAAATCAAGGAGCTTAGAAAAACGGAAGGAGACTAAAGAACTTCGATGATCGACTTTTTAATGATTTCGACCCGTAGTACGAAGCGTGGTGTAATAGAAATCTATCCGAAGTTTATCATTAAGAAAAGCTCCGACCTGATGATTAGAGGCGGTGACTTCTATGCCATTTGGTTAGAAGACCGAGGTTTATGGTCTACGGATGAGCAAGATGCGCTCCAGCTTATTGACCGGGAACTTGACAAGTATGCAGAGGAAAACCGCAAAAACTTTGATTCAAGTATTAAAGTTCTGCACATGTGGGATTCCGAATCCGGAATGATCGATTCGTGGCACAAATACTGTCAAAAGCAGATGCGAGACTCTTTCCACATGCTTGATGAGAAACTTATATTCTCCAATACTCCGACGAACAAAAAAGACTATGCAAGTAAGCGGCTGAACTACCCCCTTGAGGAAGGGACCACGGATGCATGGAATAAGCTGATGTCCACAATTTACTCTGAAGAAGAGCGAACGAAAATTGAATGGGCTATTGGTTCTATTGTCTGTGGAGAGTCGAAAAAATTGCAGAAATTTATGGTTCTGTACGGTGCAGCAGGTACAGGTAAGTCTACAGTTCTGAATATTGTTCAGCAACTCTTTGAAGGATATTACTCGGTCTTTGATGCTAAGGCACTGGGTTCATCCAGTAACTCCTTTGCGCTGGAGGCATTTAAGACAAACCCACTTGTGGCGATTCAGCATGATGGTGATCTGTCTCGTATTGAGGATAACACCCGACTGAACAGTTTGGTTTCTCACGAACTGATGACAGTAAACGAAAAGTTCAAATCGACCTATGCAAACCGCTTCAAGTGCTTCC